ACATTTTAGAAATTTGCTACTTGTGCGAATGCGTCACAACTGATAGACCCACTTATAACAGTGAACCCAACTTTAATTACTTGTCCTGATTTTAATTGTAAATCAGAATAAGAATTAGCCACTCTCGAAGTTGCTACTGTTGTGCTACTTGTTGCGGCGGCAATTGTTATCTCATCGAATAAGTGAATGGTTGTTCCGTCGGTTTCTGTTATCCAAATTAGAAATAATCCTGCAACTGAAGTCCCTTGAAACTTGTAACCGATTTGAGTAACTTTCGTTCCGTCACTCGTGGCGGTAAAAAGTGTTTTAATGTTTGCAGTTGTTGCCCCTGTCTTATCAGTAGTTACCGCAGTGATTACTACTTGTGCTAACTGCATTGTTTGTGGAAATGGTGGTGTGAATGTTAATGCCATTGTTTTTGTTTATGAAAGATTATAAAAAAGATAAAGGTTAGAACCGACTGTTGGTATTGCTAATGAGTTTGTAACAAAAGCCGTTGTCGCTATTGATGTATCGTTAGTTCCTGCTGTTTGTGTGGTTGCTACTTCAACTATTCTCGTAAATACTTGTAACACCCCATTACCAACTCCGTTATTTAAAACTACACCCATTGATTGAGCGTAGTTTGGTGAAACGGGTTTAGTTGCGGTTAATAATCCTGCTGTTGCTGGTGATACATACAGTAAATCACCAATTGAAAAAGCCGATAAATTAAAATTCTCAATCACCCCTAATACCATCATCCATCCAAATCCGTTGTTAGCAGTTGTCTGATACATTATTCCATAAGCAGGTAATGTAGTTAATGAATTTGCCCTTGCCTTCGATATGTTCGGAACTGAACCTGTTGCACCTGTGATATACACTACTGAACCCTTAGAAATTGATGCCCCGCTTGTATTCCTAACTATCGTTAAGTTATCCCTTGTTATTTCAATCTCATTTGAATTTTCATCGAGTATGTGCGGAACGGATAATCCATTTTGGTCTTTTGAAAAAAGTATTAATGAGTTTGCTGCTGGTGCTGTTGGTGTTGCAATATCTGTTAATATAGCTTTATCAATATCAACAGTATCAACTGAAAGAATATTCGTTGTCTTGTCATATTCAAATCCTGCTTCTGCTCCAAATGCTCCGCTATCATTATATTGAACTTGTTTGTTTGCGCCTCCCGGAGTTCCTCCTCCCCCTGATGCGTTTAAAGTTGTTCCTGTTAAACTTAAATTTGTGCCTAATGTAATTTCTTCCATTACGCCTGTTCCAACAGTTCCACGCCCAATCAATTTATTGGTAGCCATTGAGGTGCTTATTGTTGGCGTTGCGCCTCCACTTGATACGATTGGACTTGTTGCCCCAACACTTGTAACCGTACCTCCCCCTCCTCCTGCGGTTGGTTCCCATCTACTATTGGCCGCCACCCATTTATACACATCACCATTATTCGGAGCAACATCTTGAATACTTCTCCCTCTTAATCCTTCAACATTTATTTTCGCTCCTGAATCTATTGTGGCATCTGTATTAAATGTTTGAGCAGTTGCCACGCCCAAGGAATCGCCAACCAATACTTGACCCGCTGAAAGGCCCGAACTGATTAATGGAGTTGAGTCCATACCCGTGCCGACTACATCAATATCTCCATTATTAATAACGATAGGAACTTGAACGGCATCTCTTATTCTTATGAACTCACATTTCGTCAATGTATTTCCAACCGGCGAATAATCAATTACTTTATTCAATCGAAAATAAGAACCATTTATAAAATAATTCTTTTTGAAATCTAAAGTCCGAATGTCTTCAGCGGTAAGATTAAAATATGCCGACATAATTTTTGAGTATTGGTCAGCAATTTCATTGATAAAACTTTCCCAATATTCAGTATATAAGTTGTCGCTCGGATACAAACTTGGGTCATTCATATAATAAAACAATTGCCGAGGACTTGCCCAATTATAATCGAATGTCGGAAGTTGTGGCGTTCCTGCAAGATGTCCGCTAAATGGATATTGTGTTTGATTAACTCCATCCAATGTGAGAATAGTTCCACCGGCAACAACTGGCATTACTGTCGTGTCGTAATATATGAATCTCGGAAGTGCGCTTGTGAAAGTGTTGTCAGGTGATATCGCACTCACTCCTTCTTTTACACAATAAGGAATTACAATATTGTTATAACTTGTTGAACATAATGGCATTGGAGATGCTTCAATTCCAATGTTTTTTTTACTTGACATAAAATCATTATCAGCAAAAACTTTTCGTTGCCCATAGATTTCCGATGTCGTTTTTGTGTAATTAACATTTGCAAAGTCACCATCCGCTTTCCAAGTGAATAGATATTCTTTCCAATCCAGTTCGCCCATTGGTGTCAATATTATTTCTTGACCCACATCTAATTTTTCAGTCCAATCTACAATATCCGTTTTAATAAAATTATTTCTCGTTCTAATATTTACATAATTTGGACTGTCAATATCGGATTCTATATAAAGGTTGAACATTTTAATTAACGTCAATAGAAAATTTCTCTGCTTGTAATTGTCAGGAAGGAATCCTTGAGTATGTTTAGCAGGAACTGTATGTCTGTCGTTTGTTGTCCATGTATTATTTACATCACTCGTTTCTAAATCAAATTTAATTTTCTTTAAAGTTCCTGCACCTCCTGCACCTACTTGAGTAATGTCAGCAACTAAAGCCAAATTGTTATAACCGTTTATATTATATGAAAAATCAGTATCTAAATATGTAATTTTTAAAAAGGAATGAATACCTACATTTTCAACTAAATCTGAAGCACCTATATTCGCTCCATCTCCTTCAACTTGAAAATAAAGAACATCTCCGTAGTCTAACTCAATAGTAGTTTGATAAGTTAAATTAGTATAAGTGGTATCACCTACACCACCGATAAAAAATGTATCAATTGTTCCAGTCCTTGTTCTTTCAATTACTAAAGATAAATCTCCTGCGAATCCTAATGCTGTATATTTTGCTCTTATTCCAAAGTCTATATAAACCCTCCTCCTCCACTCCTTCAAACAAGGAACATATAATTTATCCATTCCTGTTTCTGAATAAAGCGTGGCTGTATCAGCACACGAATAACCAACGGATGAAAGTATATCTTCAAAGATTCTTGAAACACGAATAGCCGGTGCCATTTGATCGCTTAGCCATACCTGAGGTGATACATTGAATACCTGCCGTCCATTATCCATCATCGGATAAAATAAATCAGTAGGAGTCACCCATGTACTTGTTATCTCCGCCGCCGTTCCAACCTCATCCAAATTAGATAAATCTAAGTCCGTCAAAAGTTTGTCAGCAACCTTTTGAAACAAGTCACCAATCTTACCGAAAACGCTGACCTCATATTCTATCTTATCTCCGTCCCGATTGATTTTTAACAGTTGTAAGTTGCCGTTGAAAACAGGAATGTAATTTGAATAAATAATTATGGAGGCGCGGATGTTCGGATTGAATGAACCATATAAATCAATTTCAAAAATATTATCAAAGATTAAATTGTTCGCCTTTGTGCCGGGTAGCTTTATCGTTTTGCTGAAACTTGCATTTCTGCTTTCAGGATTTCTTATATCGGCGATTGCATAATTTAAAGAGTATGGAAAATCATCGTATAAATCAGCATTGTAATAATCAACATAAAAATAACATCCTGACTGAGTTGTGTCTATTCCTGTTGTAACTGTTACACTTGTTGCTGAAACATAAGTAGCGATTACATCTCGCTTATCTCCTGCGGTAGTCCTTATAATTATTGCCTTGCCTACATCGTCAGCTTTGAAGTTCGTTCCTGTTCCTGTGATAGTTACTGATGGGCTTGAAAGCATACCAAACACTTCAACAGTTCCTAATCGTGGTGTCGTTATAAATAGTTCAGTATTCATTATTGCCGTTGACTGATTATATCGTTACCAATCTCAATTTCAAATTCATTATTAAATAAATTATTCCCTGCATAGGTCTTTTGCGAATAAGCGGTATTGGTTATAATTACAGGTGCATAAGTGTCAGCATCTATTTCCCAATATACTTGCGTTGATTTCGATAAGGTGAAAAGCCAATTACTCTCATCTTCCGTTATCCAGTTGGAATGGATTTTTATTTTTTCAGTCGTTAAAGTATTAAACTGTGTTTTACCTGCTTGGCTCGGTGCAAAAGTAAAAGCCCCTGCCGCATCAACCGCCCCAAGTATTTTTTTATAACTTGATTTTGCTGAATTAAAAGTGCGGTCGAATTTCATATTGAAACTGTAAGCATCAAACCCTCCTAATGGATTCAACCAATGAAGTCTGAAATGTTCGTTGAACTTTGAACAGTCGCAGTCAATGTTAAATGTTATTGTTTCACCAAGTGCCACATTGCTATTGTTCACCATTGTAATCGTATAACTTGATGTGCCGACTAATAAAGCAGCATTCCAAAGGTTAATATTTTTCGTTCCTACTCCATACCTCAATATAAGTGCGGTGCTTGCTGTTAGTGTTTTATATGATGTTCCTAATAAGTTACCGCCGTCATCATAAGTTTTTAATCTAAGTTTTAATGGTTCACTTGCTGAACCTGTTGTTATGTATAAATAGTAGTTTTGGTTAGTGCATATTTTTATTCCTGTTGCCGGTGCTGTGGTTAAAAACTTTCTTGTTGTTGAAGTTGAACCGTTCAGCATTTGATATTGTGTAGATATGTCTAAATTTATTAAGTCAGTTTCACTCCCGAATGAAGATACTGAATGTTTAACCGCCGCATTTATTGCCGTTATTGAACCCGTATTTGCAAGCACACCGCTCACTGCTGGTGGTGTTCCATATTCTTCTCTTAATTTAATGCTATAAATCACATAACTATTTAAACACTCGATTGAATCCGTTGCATCACCTACTGAAAAATCATAACTTAAATAGTTCTCAACTATTCTGTGAGCATCGAATAAAAGAAAGCCATCAGGACGCGGTGAAAGTTTTATTCTTTTAGTAACAGCAATAGGATAAGTCAATACTATATCAACAACAAATCTAAAATTCGCCTGTGCCGTATTTGTTGAGCTTGCTGTAATGATTATCGGATTGTATGCCGGTGTAATTGCATTCGGCTGTGTGATTATTGTTATTGCCATCAGTTTTATACTTTAACTATTTCAACGATTACTTTACTTGCTACCATTTTACTAAGTTCTTCATTTATCTTTTCAAACATTCCATTTGTCACCACTTTAGAATAAAATCCTGTTCCTTCAATACCCTTGTTAAATATTGATTTGCGAACTGCATAAACACGACTTCGTACGTTGCTCACATTTGACTTCTTGCCCATTGTTTTAAATGGGAGTTTGCCGCCCCCTTTAGTCACTCCGCTTGTTGCTTTTGTTCCAAGCCATTTAGCTATCGCAGCATAAGGCGGTAATTTATTCGTGTACTTGAAAGGGCTATTACTTGAACTTGCATAAGTTGATTTACTACCCTTTACTCCTTTGTCGATGTACTTGCCATAGTCAAGCATTGAAAAAGAAACTTTGTATTTGTCAGTGCCGATTTCGTCAATATTAAATGAAATACTTTCTTCTAATCTTCCGGAAGCTGTATGTTGCTGTAAGTTTTCTGTAAGTTGCGCAACAATCTTTTCTCCAACTTCAACAGCGAATAATGGAAGCGACTTGAATAAAGATTTGTCCTTACTCAGTTTTGTTCCGATTCCGTTTAAGTATTCGTAACTCATTTTTCACTCAGGTATTTATTCTTATCTTTAATGTAGCTCACATAATTTAAAAAAGCAATTACATTCATCTCAGTCACCTCATCTATTGTTTTACCCAATTCCTTCGCAACCGAATCGAATAGGTAGAACCACCCCCATCGGTCGGTAAATCCTCCAACTGTTTTTTCAATATCTTGTTCGCTTTCTTCAATTCGCTTTCTGCTTTTTGTACCATATAAATTTCCGTAGCTTCTATCAATTGAGGAAACAAATTGCAAAAAAAAACTGCCAATGAATAAGCTATTGACATCGGCATTTCGTCAAAGTCATCTGCCTGCTTTGGTATTCTTTCACCATTGTATTTTTTTGGCGAACCATACCAAGTACAAGGAACAATAAAAGTCGTGAGAATCAAATTCAACTTTGAATTAATATCCTCTTTTACTTTAGTGTATTCTTTCAGGTCGGCATATTGCCCGGCGGTTATATCAGTTAAATTTTTAATCACTTTGTAAAACTTACGATTCAAGAAAATGTAGTTCGGCAGTTTATCTGTTGGCGGTGTTTCTCTTAAAAACTGAATGGAGTTTAATTTTTCAGCGAACTTTGAAATCGGCATCAGATTAATTTCTTCCTCTGAATAGTTAAACAGTTGCGCCACTAATTCAATATTCTTATCATCTTCTGAAAGGTCGGATTGAATAATAGAATCTACTATTTTAAATTGTCCTACTGTGATGCTTTTCCAATTCATATTTGATTAAGTATTAATTCTGATTCGTCAATATTAATTCCATCAATCTCAAATTCATAAAGACGATGGCGTGTTTTCACTAAAAAATTCAATCGCTTAATTTCTGCATTCTCAACCATTCCCCATGTTATCTGCCTAAGTGCAAGTAAATCAGATTCGTTGCCGTCAAAGTTGTGAACGATTATGTTTTCGGGTGTCACATAAATAAATACAATAAAACGCCTTTTGTTTATTAGACGGAAACGACAAAATATTTACCTGAGTTATTTAAAGCAAGTTTATTGAGTGCCACATAGCGCAATGGATCAATCAAATGGTTATAGTGGTCAATCGGTTCGTTCAGTTGCTTGCCGTCCTTGTCTTGCTTCCATTTATAATTGCGCAATTCCTTTATCAGGTTCAATGAATCAGCGGTTACATTTATCTTGTATCGCTGTAAAACATCAATTCCGCTTTTGATTGAATCCGGCCCTTTGTTAGCAGGGTAAATATTCCATCCCTGATTCTGAATTTCTTTTATTGATTTCGGCTCTGCGCTATCAGCAATCAATTCCTTGCTCTTGCTCAATCCTAAACTTTGCATCCGTTTACAAATATCGGGGTTCGTTAATCCTGTTTCGTATATGTGTTCCTTTACCCACAATTCACCACTATGCAAATAAACAGAAATCAACCCTGTTTCATCATTAGTAAATCCAAAATCCATTCCGTAAGCGATAAACTTTGCATCGGTTGGTATTGAATCGCATTGCTGCCAATTGTCGAACACTACTCCCTGTAATGAACCTATTTCGCCAAGTCCATAAACCTTCCACCAATTTGCCCAATATCCTGATTCATGCGCTTTATCCTTTGCCTTTTCTATTTCTCTGATAAGTGACGGCTCCAATGCTTCATTATCTTTATAAGTCAAAATCACAAAGTCAGAATCTTTGTCATTTAATAATTCATTATGAACCCAAAATTCAGAGGTCGGATTATAGTCCAGGTAAATAAATTTTCGCGTTCTTATTGCAAGCTGATGATATGCTTCAAAGTTTATGTTGTTGCACTCATTTATAAATAATACATCGCGCCTTGCACCTCTTAACCTATCAGTTTGGTCAGCACTAAAAAATTCAATTATTGAACCGTTATCAAATACATAAATCAGATTTGTTTTGTTGAATTGTGAGTCTGAATAAATCTGGCAGTCAATCATTATGTTTAAGAAATCACGAATTGCGCCCCTTCTTAAATGCGGTATTGATTCTGAAACTATACTTATTACTTGTTTGGGGTACTGATTAGCGTAAGTAATCAGCATTGGAATAATGCTATATGTTTTGCTCGAGCTTGTCCCCCCCTGAACTATCCTTACCCTTTTACGAAGTCTTGCTATTTTCTGCTGGGCTGTCGTTTTCTGAAACATCTAAGTTGATTCCTTTGAATATTTGCCCTTCAACATTTGCTTTTACTTCGCTGCGCTCAATCAATCCTAATTTCTTTGCGATAATGTTTGCGTTAAACAATCCAACTGAAGCTCCTTTGAAGTTTTGAACAAAGCAATTATTCCTTATGCGCGTGATGATAGTAACAAAATCTGTGTAAGCAGAGTCAGTATTCGCTGAATATTTACCCAAATCCTGAATTATTCCTTTGTCTGCAAGATAACATTCAAATCCTTCAAAAGTAATAGGAACCTGCAAAGGAGTGTTTACTTGGTTTCCATCCTTACCAACATATTCCACTTTATACATTGGATTCATCCGTTCCTTTTCAACATAATCAGTAAAGTATTGCCAAAGCAATTCCGGTGTTTCAATATACTTAGTTCCCTTTGGTCTTGCCATGTTTTTTAGTTTTATACTTCACCGGCGGGTTAACTGTTACAATCACATCCGACTTATTAAATTCATCGGTCACAAACTTCTTTTCGTACACATCAAAAGCAATAAAGCACTTCTGTAAGCACTCAGGTAAACAACCGCTGCATCCGCCTTTAAACTTTAGTCCGGTGAGCTGTTCAGCTATTTCCATAATTAGGTCGGCGCACCCTTCGAGGTTTGCGGTGTAGTGTTTCTTGTATTGAACCCAAATGTGTTTAAATGGTTTCAATCGGTTGTATTGTTGTTCGTTCATTTCCAAAAGTTTAAGAATCTGTAAAGTACAATTGCTGTAATTGCGTTCAGTCCTGCGATTATAGGCACTTCAAATGTAAGTGATGTAAATGTATATCCGAATAAAATAGTAAGCCAGAACGATAGGCAATGTTCGCAATCTAATGGTTTTATTCGTTTGGGCAGTCCGTTATTATTCCAATATGGTAAAAGTGTTAATTGCAACTGCTCAGGTATTCCTGTGAACATTACAAAGTAAACTGCGATGAATGGGATTAGGTAAATCATAACTCTTTGTAAACTTTTAAAACCTGTTTGCGGTAGTTAGTAATTTCTTTGTGAACATGGTTCGCGTGTATGTTGGTTGCCTTTTCTACTTTTCTGATTGAACCCTCACGCAAATATATTTCAAAAAGTTTGCCGCCAAGTGGGTAAACTTTTTTCTGACGGCAATCAGCATCTATTTTACTCATCGCCCTTTCAATTTTTGTGAGCTGTATTTCAAAAGTCTTTTTATCTGAGCTGTCAGCAACAAATTCAAAATTAGTCAATCGTGAGTAGTATTTCTTTTTGAACCGCTGCGCACTATCACACCAAATGTTATTGATTATTTTTATAATGAAGTAGTTGAAAGAATCTTCTGCCTTACTGTAAATTTCTTCCAGCTTTTTATATTCCATCAAAATAATTAAAACCTCCTGATATAAGTCGTCGGCGAGTTCCTTCGCAATGTTTTTACACACCTGCAATATTTTACCCTCTTTGTGAATCTTCATTATGATTTCATTTCTATCCACGCTTTCCCAAAACTAAATGAGCTGCTTCGATTTCGTTTTTTGGCAACACCTTTTCTATTCCTGTCACCTGTTTAAACTGCTTTGCATTCATCAAAGGAATATCTTTCACCTCTTTAAATGGCATCTCGTATTGCTTGAGGTAATCAAGTACAAGTTGATAGTAAATTGAATTTAACCTTCCTTTTTTTGAAAGGTAAATCATGTATTGACCTTCATAATTTCTTACTGCCGAAAATGTTTCGAGCAACCGGAACAGATGGTCTGTTTGGATAGTTAGCCCTTCATTATCTATCTGCGACTGCGCGAAAGAACAGTAACGAGCTGGAACCACTCCGATAAGCAAATTAATTTTTACCTGTTCTTCTGTTGCGATTTCCATTTTACAAATATAACTAAATTTTAAATATCAAAAATATAATCTGAAACACACTTCATAAATTCATCGAGCGACCGGCAAACGGAATATTGATAATTCCATCGCTCCACATTCTTTTGAAACTCCTTTTGCTCCGGTGACTGTTTGCCGATTTTAGTCTTTAACTCAATTAGAAGCCCATGCTTTGATTTGTTTGGTCGAAGGATAATTATGTCAGCTACTCCTGCTTTCACTCCTTCACGCTTAAATCTGACCGCCTCACGTATATTTCTACTGCCTCCGTTTGGCGGGTGAAAAAAAACAAGGTTTGAATGTTGGTATTGAAGCCATTTAACACATTGCTGTTGCAAGTGGCTTTCTGATTGAATCGGTGATTTGGATTTCATGCTGTGAATATTTCATAAATCCAATTCTCGCACATTGAATAAATTCTATTATCTGCTCTATCAATGTAGGCCCGAAGTTTCTTTCTTTGCATATTGAATCTGACGCAAAGTTGTGAATAATGTGCCGAATTATAATCATTTAATAATTTAAAATAAATTGACCGGGCATTCTCAACTTCAGTCGTTTGGTTGAATG